CTCTAAACCTTCTCTCTTCTCATGCGTAAGATCGAAACCCAGATGAACGCCGCCATCCAGGCGAACCAAGACTGGAAGTCAGGCAACACTCAGGTGATCACCATTGAGGGTGTGAGTTTCGTCTATCTCCACGGCAATCAGATCGCGACAATCGATGACGACTCCATGACCATCTTTGATGGTGGTTGGCAGTCTGTAACCACAAAATCACGCCTCAACGCGCTCTGTGATGAATTCTGCGTTGCTGGCGAAGGCGTCTTCCAAAAAAACTATCAGTGGTTCGTCCGCAAGTTCGTCGGGCAGGCAGGACCCTCCAAGGTCTTCAACGCTGATGAGTTCGTCAATGGATACGTGTTCGCATGATCAAAACTAAGAAGGAGTGGGCGTCATGCTATGCCCGCTTCTATTCAATCGTTCTCATCCTGATTCTTCTCTGATTATGTTTCGCATTGCTACCTCCCTCACAACCCGTCGCACCCTGTGGGTTTCCAGCGACGGCACGGCACTCCCTGCGTATATCCATGCCGGGGCGCTCTCCTCTTATAAGGGTCATATAGACTCAAAGAATCGCTACTATTGTAATCCTGAGGCAGCAAATATTTCATTCCCTATCTGACTCAAATCCCTCTCCAATCCTTCAAAATCCAAATTCACAACATGACAAAAAACCTTCACATCGAACATCCCGAAGATACAATCCTTACCGGGGATACTTCATTTTTGGTATCTCTCAAACTGAGGGGTGATTTATCAGTGAAGATTGACGGTGCTCCAGCAATCGTTTGGGGGACTAATCCTGCATCGGGTGAGTTCTTCGTTGGGACCAAATCCGTATTCAACAAAGTAAAGATCAAAATCAACGAATCGCATCAGGACATTGATGCAAACCATACAGGCAATGTTGCAGCAATCCTCCATAAGTGCTTTGACTATCTACCACGGGTCGGGGGTATTATTCAAGGGGACTTCATCGGATTCGGTGGCACTGATGAATACACACCGAACACAATCACCTATAAGTTCGATGACACCGTAGGAGAAGAAATCATCGTTGCTCCGCATACGCTCTACACGACAGAATCCGACCTACGTGATGCCGTGGCAGAACCGCTAAGGTTCATGATTACCGATACAGTCTATTGTAAGTTTGTGTTCCCTAAGGCATACATCTGGAGCGGGCAGTATGATGACGGATTGGATCAGTTTGAGATGCCTCCCGTCATAGACTTGATTCGTCAGGTGTATGACAAGACCACGTTCGTAAGTGATAAGGAAGCAGCACAGATTAAGCAAAATGTGAATAAGTCAATTCGCGAAGGTTATCCTATGACCGGTGAGGACTTCATGGGTAATGAATCACTCATGCATCTGTACGGGTTGATGATAGTTTTGAAAGAAGAGTTGATGAACCAGTGCCGCAATGTAGGTCCTGAGGCATACATCGGTTATGACAGAATTGATGGTGAGGGTTATGTCTACTCCACGGAGTTAGGTACATATAAGCTGGTCAATCGTCAGCAGTTCAGTGTTGCCAACTTCAACAACACTAAGTTCACAACAGTCGCATAATCAGTCGTTCGTGAATACAGCAGTCCCCCCGTTTAAGGGGGGGCGTTTATAAAAACCCATGACTCCCCTAACCTACAAAGGTTTCCAAGAGCACGATAAAATTCCAAGGCGTATAAATTTTTTTTTCGCTATATAAAATCAAGTGTAAGGTTCGTGTATATGAAAAAAAATTCTGAGAAAATTTTCAGTGAGATAGAGGTCGATCCTGTGACAGGAGATTATTATGTCACAGTACCCGAAGTAATTTTGAATGAGATGCAATGGTATGAGGGCACCACTTTAAGGTGGTTAGTGGATGGAAATGAGATTGTCTTAGCAGAAGAAAAGAACTCTTGACAATCGCTATATAATGTTGTATGATTCGAAAGTAAATTGTTATTCTTATGGCAAAAGGATTCACAGTAAAGGCAAAAACGCCGGTCAAAAAAACAGCAGAGTGGGATTACGATAAAGCAAAAGAGATGGTAAGAGGAAAGGCAATTGTCTTTTGTCTTCCTGGGAGAGGATGTTCTTATGCGTATCTTAAGAATTTCGTTCAACTTTGTTTTGACTTAGTACAATCAGGAGCAAGCATCCAGATTTCGCAGGACTACTCGTCCATGGTCAACTTTGCAAGATGCAAGTGTCTTGGAGCAAATGTATTGCGTGGTCCGGATCAGTTACCATGGGATGGAAAATTAAAGTATGATTATCAGTTATGGATTGATAGTGATATTATTTTCAATACTGAGAAATTTTGGCAATTGGTTCTAATGGATCAAGACATTGCATCTGGATGGTATGCCACAGAGGATGGTCACACAACATCAGTAGCACATTGGATGGAAGAGGATGATTTCCGTAATAATGGCGGTGTCATGAATCATGAAACAGTTGAGAGTATTTCAAAGCGCAGATCTCCATTCACCGTAGATTATGCCGGATTCGGATGGTTACTCATCAAGCACGGAGTCTGGGAGAATGATGAGATGAAGTATCCATGGTTTGCACCAAAGATGCAAGTCTTCGAGAGTGGCGAAGTACAGGATATGTGTGGAGAGGATGTCTCATTCTGCCTTGATGCAAAGGAGGCAGGTTTCGAGATTTGGTGTGATCCTCGTGTTCGCGTTGGACACGAAAAGATGCGAGTAATCTAAGATGGCACGTCAGGAATTTCATAGAATTCTTGTAGATGATAAAATTCTTTATGACCGATTAAGTACTGAAGAATTTTTTGATAAAATAGAGGACCTGTCCGTAGAATTTTATGAGACAGGTCAACCAAGTAACATTAGAACTGAAATTATTATTGAGGAGTAAGGAGTCTTATGGCAGTGCGATCAAAGGTTGGTTTAAATGGTGAAAGAAACATTGAATCAAAACCGAAAAAAACTCGTCAAGGTAGTGGTAAGAACACGACGTATTCTGCAACATCCAGAAACGCGGCTCGTAAAAAGTATAGAGGTCAGGGAAGATAATAGATAGTATTAATAATTGAACTTTCTACATGTCTTGCTTGATTTCTAATTTACCTGCTTATGAAGTATGGGTAAGAAAAGAATATCTCACCGATCATCAAAGTGGTCATGGTGAATTTGTAAAGGGCGTCTGGGTATCGGTTAAATCGATGCCTGGGCGTGCTTTTTATTTTGAAACATACTTACCAGAGTATGCCGCAATGTATGATAAATTGCCTATCAGCGCGTTTGTCTCGTCTCCAGAGACACCAAAACCAGATATGACACTTCATAACCTACAATTTTGGAATTGTATGGATTATGGTGTTACTACGATTCAAAAGCAATTTATTGGTTCAATGCATTTTGAAGTTTATACTCGTGATTATGGAACTCAAACGGGTACTTATGTTTGCACGATTGATAATTACCATCAAGATGCTGATGCAATTGATTATTCGACCAGTGAAAATCCATCAGAACACAAGTCTCATAACCTAATTGAACTTGATAATGGACAGTTCTGTCTCTATCCAAATAATAGAACTCGTATTTTTGATAATAGTCTGACACCAGAGACACCAAAGGTCCCAGATTTTAAAGTTTCGACTGTTTATTACCAGGTAGAAAACGGTCATGACCGTGATGGACTTGGCAATGATGACAATTATTTCTGGAAAACTGCCAAAGAACATAAAAACGAGGATCAAATTCCTAATTATTAAGTTATAAATAAAGAAAAACTCCTTGTCAATGGCCATTCAAAGGATATCAAGAGCATTTAAAGACATTAGTTTGTCTTTTGATGCACATCCTATTACTAAAGATCTACAAATATTGAAAAATGAGAGTGCGATTCGTAGATCCGTAAGAAATATAGTAGAAACTATTCCTACTGAAAGATTTTTTAATTCTTTATTGGGATCTGAAGTCAGAAGTAGTCTCTTCGAATTTGTTGATTTTGGTACTGCATCAGTAATTCAAAATCAAATAGAGATTGCACTTGAAAACTTTGAACCAAGAATTGATAATGTACAAGTCCAGGTTGATCCTTTTCCAGACAGGAATACATTTAATGCCACAATCATCTTCGATATCATCGGACAAGAGTTTCCAACTCAAGAATTTTCTTTCCTCTTAGAGGCAACGAGATAATATGCCTTTTACTAAGTATACAAATCTAGATTTTGATCAGATAAAAACATCCATTAAGGATTATCTTCGCGCAAATTCAACTTTTACCGATTTTGATTTTGAGGGATCCAACTTTTCTGTCTTAATAGACACTCTAGCATATAACACATATATCACAGCATTCAACTCAAATATGATTGTGAATGAATCCTTCTTGGATTCTGCCACCCTCAGAGAGAATGTTGTTTCTTTAGCAAGAAATATTGGTTATGTACCCCGCTCCAGAACCTCTGCAAGGGCGCAAATATCATTTTCAATACAAAGACCTGATGGAGATTCATCTGCTCAGGTGACGCTTCAGAGAGGTCTTGTATGCACCGGCAATTCTGCTAATACTTCATACGTATTTTCAATACCCGAAGATCTTACTAGAGGTTTTGTTAATGGAGTTGCAACTTTTGATAATATTGAAATTTATGAGGGTACATATTTAACCAAACAATTCTTATATGATGGTTCTCTTGATCAAAAATTTATTATTGATAATTCATTCGTTGATACTTCCAGTTTAAAAGTTTATATTAAAAAGGAAAATGACATAGGAATTGGGATTGAATACTCCTTAGTTGATAATATCGTCAATGTAACTCCAAGTTCTCAAATTTATCTTCTTCAAGAGATACAAGATGAAAAATATCAATTGCTTTTTGGCGATGGATTAATAGGAAAAAAACTTGGAACCGATCAAAATTCTGATGGTAATATAATTACTGCCAATTATATTATATCAAATGGTATTGAAGGCAACGGAGTATCCAATTTTTCCATAGCTGGAAGTTTTTTGACATCAGAAAACAATAATATTAATCCATCTAATATAACAATCACGTTAAATCAAGCATCTCAGAATGGATCTGAAATTGAATCTGTTGATTCAGTTAGATACTACGCCCCAAAAATATATTCTGCACAGTCTAGAGCAGTAACGGGTCGTGATTATGAGGCAATTATTAAAAGCATTTATCCTGACACAGAATCTGTTGCTGTGATTGGTGGAGAAGAGATGACTCCACCACAATTTGGCACCGTGAATATTAGCATTAAACCAAAAAATGGAACTTTTGTCTCCGATTTCAATAAATCTAGAATTTTATCACAATTAAAACAATATACTGTCTCTGGAATAAACCAAAAAATCACAGATCTTAAAATTTTATATGTTGAAATTGATTCTTCAGTTTATTATGACTATTCAAGAATATCAACTGCCGAAACTTTGAAAACAAGAGTGTTGAATACCCTCAAAACATATTCAAATTCT